CTTTCAAGAATCTGCACATCGCGCATTGCAGGAAGGCTTCAAAGCTGGTCATAAAAACCAGCTGATTATGAGTCCAACGGGATCCGGTAAGACCTACCTGGGCCACCGCATCGCGCATGAGGCGCTGGTGAAGGGACGGAAGGTTGTGTTCCTGTGCGACCGCACGACCCTGATCAACCAAACCAGCAAGGCGGCAGACGCCTACGGGCTGGCAGCACACGGCATCGTGCAGGCGAACCACTGGCGTCGCAATACCGAAATGCCGTACCAGATTGCCAGCGCGCAGACACTGGCAAAGCGTGGCTACTGGCCTGACGCGGACGTCATCATCATAGATGAGGCCCATACGCAACTGAAGGTGTGGACTGAGTTCATTCAGAACACAAAGGCCGCTTGCATTGGCCTGTCTGCCACGCCGTTTTCTCCCGGCCTGGGCAAGCTGTTCACGAACCTGATCAACGCCACCACCATGCACGACCTCACGCAATCGGGCGTGCTGGTGCCCATGCGGGTGTTCACTTGCAAGCGTGCTGACATGAGCGGCGCAGCCACCGCGGGCGGTGAGTGGACGGATTCAGCCGCTGAAGAGCGCGGCATGGAAATCATTGGCGATGTGGTGAGCGAGTGGGTGAAGTTCGGAGAGAACCGCAAGACCATCGTGTTTGGCGCAACCATCAAGCATTGCCAGGAAATGGCCCGCCAGTTTGTAGATGCTGGCGTGATGGCCGCTGTGTTCACCAGCGAAACCACTGCAGCAGAACGTGAACTGCTGATCAAGGAATACAGCAAGCGCGATTCCACCTTGCGCGTGCTTATCAGCGTAGAGGCACTTGCCAAGGGGTTTGATGTGCCTGACGTTGGGTGTGTCGTTGATTGCCGCCCCCTTCGCAAGTCCCTTTCCACTGCCATCCAGATGTGGGGCCGTGGCTTGCGATCCTCGCCAGATACCGGCAAGAAGGATTGCCTGCTCCTGGATCACTCAGGGAATATCACCCGATTTGCCGAGGACTACACCGGCATTTTCTTTGACGGACTGGATGCCCTGGACATGGGCGAGAAGCTGGATAAGGCCATCCGAAAGGAGCCGGAAGATTTTGAGGCGAAGGGGTGCCCATCTTGCGGGTTCAAGCCTTTTGCAAAGCGCTGCATGTCTTGCGGTTTCGAGAAGCAGGCACCCGCACTGGTGGAAGCCGTACCAGGCGAAATGCAGGAGGTGATGCTTGGCAAAAAGAAGCTGGCAGACGATCACTCGCACCTTTGGGCGCAGCTATGCACCTACGCACGGGCGCACAGCGCGCCAGAAAAGCAGGCGGGCCGCGCATGGCACCTGTTCCAGAAAATCATCGGTTCGCCGCCGCCTAGAAGCTACAAGTTCGCCAGCACGCCGAACACGGAAATCACGCGCAACGTACAGAACAAGATCACCAGCCTGAACGTGGCATTTTCTCGCGGGCGGGCTGCATGAGCTTTATTGCCTTTGCCCGTGCACATGGGGTTGAAATTGACCCATCTCGCCTGTACGCAGGGGAGCGCATTCGCCGCTGCGGTACCACGGACAAACCTCGCTCTACCAATGGCGCGTACTACTGGGACGGCAAGCGCGGTTTTGTATGGAACTGGGCCGCTGAAGCCCGTGCGCAGTGGTTCAACGATGCCGACGCGCAGCCTTGGACTGAGGCTGAAAAGGCTGAATGGCGTGCCAAGCGAATGGCTGCGCAGTCTGCCAAAGACCGCGAGTGCCAGAGGGCTGCAATGCTGGCCTCGGAGATGCTGCGCGATGCCCAGCCAGCGGAGCATGGCTATCTGACCATCAAAGGCTTTGCAGAGGCTCAAGGCTTTGTGGCAAAGGACGGCGCTCTGCTGATTCCCATGCGCAACCTCGTGACCAATCACCTGCAAGGCTTGCAGGTGATTCGCTGGGACGACCCCACGCGCAAGTACGAGAAAAAGATGCTGCCAGGCATGCGCGCCAAAGGTGCCGTGTTCCGCATGGGCGACAAAACCGCGCCAGAGATGTTTTTGGTTGAAGGCTATGCCACAGGCCTATCGGTTCTCGCAGCGCTACGCAGCATCGGTTTGCGCGCGTCTGTGCTGGTTTGCTTCAGCGCCAACAACATTGAAGTCGTCGCCCAGCAACTCAGTTGCAAAGCCTTCGTGTGCGCCGACAACGACGCATCCAAAACAGGACAAACAACCGCCGAGAAAACCGGCCTCCCGTACTGCATGAGCCCGATTGAGGGTGAGGATTTCAATGACCTCCATGCACGCGCTGGGCTGTTTGCGGTGTGCCAGTTGCTGATGGGGGTTCGACGCAAATGAGGGATATGTAAATACATAAAGCAGCCAATGCCAGCGGCTCGATACGCGGGGGCATTGGTCAAGAAGTCCCCTACCCGGTGTGTGCAAAGGGGGAACGTGGGTGGATTACCTAGAGCGTGCGCAGGGTCGCGGTATGGCGGCTGTAAGTCTGGGTTAGTTGTGGGGCGTACCGGCCACTACGACGCGCATGAAGCGGGGCTAACTGCCGTAGCAGAAGCGCAATCCACGCCCCCATGGCCATGGCTGTGGGTAGGGGTGGTATGCGCAATCCACAGGACTTCAACCATAGCAGTAACGGATACAGGGATGACAACAGTAGGTGATTGGACAGAGAAAGAGATTCAGAGATTCGTCAGGCGCGAATCGGTTTTCACAAAAGAAGGTTTCAAGTTTTCAGAGCGGTTGGCAGAACAAATGTTGTACAGAGATCGTGACCCACAGGACACCAGGCGAGTGTGCTTCGAGTGCAAGCACCTACGTGGTCGTTCTTGTGCGGCCCAGTCAATCCCACCGCTTCGGTTCATCCTGCAACGGTGCGACGGGTTCGTTTTGAAGGGCGTGGCATGAAGGCCAAGCGCTGCAAAGTCTGTCGCACTGATTTTGTGCCATCCAAGCCGATGCAATGCGTGTGTGGCCTGCAATGCGCGTTGTCGCTTGCATCCATCGCCAAAGCCAAGCGTGAACGCACCCAGGCCAGCCAAGACCGCAAGGAAACCAAATCCAAGCTGGAGAAGCTGAAAACCCGAGGAGAGTGGATTGCAGAGGCTCAAGCAGCATTCAACCGCTACATCCGTCTGCGCGATGCTGGTCAGCCATGCATTTGCTGCGGCCTGCCAATGGGGCCGAATGTGCCAGGTGGCGCAGTGGATGCCGGTCACTATCGCAGCCGTGGAAGTGCGCCACATCTGCGGTTTGATGAGCGCAACGTTCACGCCCAGCGCAAGCAGTGCAACCGATACGGCGCAGGTAACGTGATCGGCTACCGGTTCGGGTTGCGCCAGCGCATTGGAATCGAAGCCGTTGAAGCGTTGGAAGCTGACCAGACGCCACGCAACTATTCGATTGACGACCTGAAGGCCATCAAGGCCAAGTATTCGGCAATGGCGCGTGAGCTGGAGAAACAGATTCCCTAACCCGATGCCGGGCGGGATGACCCGGCGCAACTGAAAGACGATATGAACGACAACGAAATCGAGCAAGAAATCCAAGCCAAAGGACTGACCGCGCCACGCATCACGCCTGCTGACATCGAGGCGAACATTGCAAGCGAACACTATTTCACTGCTGACGATGGCGTGTTCGGGCGTGAAGTGAAAGCGTGCGGAACGCCCGTCACAAACGTGGCCACGCTCTACCTGCTGACCTTCTGCGTGCTGGTACTGCGCAATGGCTTCACCGTCACTGGTGAAAGCGCCTGCGCAAGCCCTGAAAACTTCGACGCTGAAGTGGGCTGCAAGATTGCACGCGCCAATGCCATTAACAAAGTGTGGCCGCTGATGGGCTACGAACTGCGCACCAAGCTGGCAGGCTGATCAATGGCTGAACGCTTGACCATTGAGCTGCACAACAGACAGCAGGCATGGGCGGCCATCAAAGCTCAGGCGTTCCCGTTTCTCGCCCAAGTGCTTCAAGGCGGTAACAGGTGGGTTCTGACCATCGCCAAGCGCAAGCGAACGCCACCACAGAACAGACGCTATTGGGGGAAAGGTGTTCTGGCCCAGGTATCCGAGCAAGCCGTGGTGAATGGCCGGTTGTTCAGCGCAGAAGTGTGGCACGAACAGTTCAAGCGCCAGTTCATCGGGTTTGATGAGTTGCCAAACGGCGAGATTGTGGGCAAGTCCAGCACAGGCCTAAGCACCACCAAATTCAGCGACTTCTGTTCACAGGTGGAGGCATTCGCCGCCAGTGAGCTGGGAGTGATTTTTTACGAACTGGAGGACGGCAAATGAAGCCCTACGCCTGCCACAACCGCCCACCGTACCGCACCAATTACAAGGTGCAAGACGGCTATTGGGATGACGATTTGCAGCGCATCCCAAAGCTGACCAGCGTGCCGTTTCGCATGTCCAACGAATGCAATTACACCTGGACCGAGCTGGGTAAGACCGACCAACGCTGCGAAGGATGCAAATGGAGAAAACCCGCTTGAACCTCAAAGACGCTGTGTTGGACCTGGCCCCACCGCCGCCTCCGTGTTTCCTCAACAGCATGCAGTGGCGAGAGTACCTGGCCAGCGCCGCCGCCTCCCAAAACGTGAGGGGTGAGCCCAAGGTAATTCGCATCGTCAAGGGCGAGCCAGAGTTCAACAGGGATTACCCGTTTTGCGCGGACTGTACCCAGGTGAAGAGCCACGAAATGATGACCAAGGGCCGGTGCAAGCCAAATTTCCTGAAAGAACTCCCAGCATGACAACCCAAGGGCTTCAAGGCGCAATCGAAACCGTACGCCAGGTGGTAATGACCATTGGCCCAGCCACTGCCCGCCAGGTGGAAACCCACCCAGAAGTGGTGAAGGCCTGCCGCTCAAGTAAGACGAAGGCACGCAGGCACATTGAGCGCCTGGTGCAGTTGGGGCACATCAAAAGCTGTGGCAGTGCTCAGATACCGAAGTTTTGGGTGGGGTGAGGTTGCGTTGACTCCGAGGAAATAAAGGCTCTACTGAGTGCATCAAACCACCGATTGCACTCAGCATGAAACCCAAGACACGCAGGAGTGTGTCGCAGCCCAAGGCTGTACCGCTCAGTCCACGGCAAGAACAGTTCATTGCCGAATACCTTGTTGACCTCAACGCAACCCAGGCTGCAATACGCGCTGGGTATAGCGCAAAGACGGCCAGGGAGCAGGCTTCCAGGCTGTTGTCAAATGTCAACATCTCGCAGCGGATTGCCGAAAAGCGCCAAGAGCTGGCAGATAACGCCGGATTGAGCGTTGAACGAGTGCTTCAAGAGGCCATGCGATTGGCCTTCTTCGACATCCGCAAGCTGACGGATTCAGAAGGCAATCCAATCCCTGTGCACCAACTGGATGCTGACACCGCAGCAGCCATTCAAGGGCTGGAGCTTGCAACCGAGCGCGGGCCGGACAAGGAAAGCGGACCAACCATCGTCCGCAAATACAAGATTGCCGACAAGAACAGTGCCATCGAGCGACTGTTCAAGCACTTGGGCCTGTTTGAGAAAGACAACAAGCAGAGCAACCCAGGCGATGCAATGACCGCGTTCCTTGCCGAGCTGTCAGCGCGCGGCAGCAGGTTGCCCATCAGCAAGCCCGGGCAATGATGCGCGAAGACGACCTCATGCTTGGTATGGCTGACCCATGGTGGCGGCTGGAGAACCTGTACTGGATCGTTGACAAGAACGGCAAGCCCATTCCTTTTCACCCCAATGCGGAGCAGCGGGCGTTCTATGACTACCTTCACGCCCGAAATGACATCCTGAAGGCCCGCCAGCTCGGGTTTTCCACGATGATGCAGGTATTGGCCTTGGACCAGTGCCTGTTCAATGACAACTTTGCAGCAGGCGTGATTGCTGACACGCTGCCCAACGCAATCAAGCTGTTCCGCAAGGCTGCATTTGCATACGACCGCCTGCCCGAGCTGATCCGCAGTGCCAAGCCGGTGAAGAAGCGCACCGACACTGAAATGATCTGGGAAAACGGTTCGGCCTTCAGTGTGGGCACCAGCGCGCGCGGTGGCACGCTTCAGATGCTTCATGTGAGCGAGATGGGAAAGATTGCCCGCCGATACCCAGAAAAAGCCCGCGAGATTGTCACTGGTGCTTTTGAGGCTGTCCCAATTGATGGCGGCATCATCGTGGTGGAGTCCACCGCCGAAGGCGCAGCTGGCGCATTCTTTGACCTGACAGACGCCGCCTTGAAGCGCCAAGAGGCCAAGCTGCCATTGAGCGCGCTGGACTTTCGGCTGCACTTCTTTCCGTGGTATAGCTCAGCCGACTACCGACTGCCCACTGACGGTGTGCACATCACCGCGACAGATGAGAAATACTTTCACCGGCTTGAGGTTGAGTTGAACATCACCTTGACCCCGGAGCAGAAGGCTTGGTACGTCAAGAAGCGGGAAACGCTGGGCCGCGACATGAAGCGCGAGTACCCATCGACACCAAAAGAGGCGTTCGAGCAAGCGGTTGAGGGCGCCATTTACGGTGACGAAATGACGTTCTTGCGTGAGCGTGGGCGCATCACCGATCTGCCGATTGACCCGCTGACGCCGGTTAACACGTTTTGGGACTTGGGCTCCAACGACCACACGGCCATCTGGCTTCACCAGCAAATCGGCCAGTGGCACCACTTCATTGGCTACATGCAGGACACGCATGTGGGTCTGCGCAAGTGGTGGCAGCGCCTTGAGGACTTCCGTTCGGAGCATGGTTTCGAGCGCTGGGGTAAGCACTGGCTTCCGCATGATGGCGATGCAGAGCGGCAGGGCTTGGAGATTGAGTCTGCCTACTCAATCTTGACGATAACGATTGGCGTTAAAAACGTGGACATCGTGCCGCGCATATCGAATTTGGCCACTGGCATCGATCTGACGCGCACCGCAATGACAAAGAGCGCCCGCATTTGCCCCGTGAAGTGCGCAGATGGCATCAAGTGCCTGGACGCCTATCAGTACCTGTGGGATGAGAAGCGCGGCATGTGGAGTGCTGACCCCTGGCACAACTGGGCATCTAACGGCAGCGATGCGTACAGACAGTGGGCGCAGATTCTCCCGAAGCTGAACCCAGAAGACATTGGCGCACAGGAATTCGCGAACAGACAACGAGAGGCATGGCGATGAGAAAAACGCAGACGATGGACGCATCTGGCAAGCAGATGATCGAGTGGGCTGGCCCCGATGCTTGGAAAACACGACGGGTTGGCGGGTTTCTGGTGTCGCTCGAATGGGCCGTGCTGCCAGGCAGCCGGGCGGCGCAGCGAGTGGTGGTGATCGGTCGTCCGCGTGAGGGCGCATTCGTCCGGGCCGATGACATGACAGCAGGTGTCTGGCAGCCTCGATGCTACCGCGAGGCGGACAGGCCTGCGATGCTGGAATTTGACATGGATGGCAAACCTACAGGTCGCCCGACCCGTGACCTGATCTGGGATGCTGGGCAGTCTGTCACGCTGCTGGGCTATTCGCAGGATGACAGGACGGCGATCAGGCACTACATCGACGCGATGCTGAACGCCATGATCGACATGGTTCGCATGCCGTCAGCACCGCCCAGCATTCGGCGTCGGCTTGTGGGTGGCAATTCGCCCACGTTTGAGGTGACAGCCACGCGTGGCAATCACGTCACGGAGGCGTTGGTATGAGCGCGGCATCTTCAAAGTCTCATGAGCGGCACTTGAAGCTCAAGGAGGTGTACCTCGAAGAGCTGATTCGGCAAGAGTCAAATCGGCGCGAACGTGTCAAATGGACGCGGTACGTCGAAAACGAGCAGTACACGAGCGAGCAAAAAGCGAAGCTGGCTGCACGCGGGCAATCTCCGGTCAGCTACAACGCCGTCAAGTCCATCATCGATTGGCTCAAAGGGACCGAGCGGAGGGGCCGCATCGACTTTACCTGTGCGCCAAGGCGTGATGACAAGATCGCGCGCGAAAGTGCACAAGCGAAGCAGGAGCTTATGAAATGGCTCGACTACACAAATCAAACTGGGTTTGAGCGTTCGCTGGCCACGGATCAGGCTTTCATCACGGGGCTCGGATGGCTGGAGTGTGCTGTGCGCCAGGACAAGCAAGGGCCCATGGTCGTGTCTGTGGCAGAGGATTGGCGCAACATCGTGCATGACAGCCGAGCCATCAGCCGAGACGGCGACGATGCGCGGTTCATCTTCCGCACCAAAGTGCTCGATCTGGATGTAGCCATTGCGCTGTTCCCGGACAAAAAGGCGCAACTTGAGCGCGTTGCGCAGCGTGGCACGGGCGACAAGCTGATGGGGATGTGGTCTGGCGCGTCGAACATGATCATGGGCGATGCCATTGCCACGAGCGAGGGCGGCGCGGAGCAGTTCGCTGGCACTGACCTGTTCTCGACCAGAGACAGGGTGATGCTGCTTGAGGCGTGGACGAGAGAGCCAGTCAAGCGTACAGACAAGCACGTGGGCGGCATCACTGATCCGGTGTCTTGGGAGATTCACTGCACGATCATGACCTCCGAGGACATCATGGTCGATTCGGTGTCGCCATATAAGCATGGGCGATTCCCTTTTGTGCCGATCTGGTGCTATCGCAGCATCGAGACTGGTCTGCCTTATTCTGCCGTCACGTATCTGATCGACATGCAGGACAGCCTCAATGCGCGGATCATGCGGAGTCAGTTTCTTGCGCACGCAAGCCAGCTGCGCATGGAGAAATCTGCTGTCGATAACACGGCCATGTCGCTGCATCAGATCGAGACCGAGCTGCGAGACCCGAACGGTATTGCTGTGTTTGCTGACGGTGCGCTGGCTGGCGGAAAAGTCCAAGAGGCCAAGCACAACGGCGACATTCAGCAGCTGATGCACATGGCGCAGATGGACATGGATTCAATTTATCGGCTTTCAGGCATCACGCCGGAAAATCGAGAGGCGAAGTCGGACAACATCTCTGGCAAGTCGCGTGCGCTCAGGGCTGATCAAGGCGCGATGCTGACGACCGAGATTTTTGACAGTCTGATGCGTGCGCGCAATCTTGAGGGCGCTTTGACGCTCTCACTGTGTGAGCAATTCATGCTGGGCGAGCGAGCCATCCCAGTTTCCGGTGCGGGTGCTGCGCGCAAATTCAAGCAGATCAATGTGTGGGACGGGCAACGCTTCGTCAACGACATTGGTGGCGAGGAATCTGATTTTCAGGTGGGCGAGCAGCAGTGGAAGCAAAGCCATGCAGCTGCCTCTTATGACTCTCTGATGGAAATTTTGGCGCAGCTGTCTGGCTCTGCGCCGCAGGTGGTCATTGCGCTGCTGGATGTGGTTTTCGAGATGAACCCGAATCTCCCACTGAAAGACAAGATTCTTTCTCGCATCCGATCTGTCACGGGGCAGCGGGACGAGGACGCAGAGCTTACGCAGGAAGAAGCCGCAGCGATGCAGCAGAAACAGCAAGTTGCAGCCATGCAGTTTCAATCGCAGATGGCACAGCTCCAAGCTGACATCCGCAAAGCACAAGCCCAAGGCGAGAAGTTGGAGGCCGATGCGATGGCCAAGCGCCTGGAAGGGCTGTACCTGTCTGCCCAGGCCGCCCAGGTGCTGGCGATGGCCCCACAGATCACGCCAGTGGCCGACGAGCTGCTGAAGTCGGTGGGCTTCAAGGACATGAACGGCTCTGGCGTCATCGACCCGGCTTCCATTCCGCCCATGCAGCAGCCCATGCAAGCCCCACCCGAGATGCAGCAGCTGGACGGCGCGATGGCGGGCAGCCAGACGCCCGTAGCCGATGGTGTTGACCCCAATTTGATGTGACCCTTTTTTCAACCAACTCGCAGGAGTGAGCATGTTCTTAGTAGACCCAGACGCCCAAATCGAAGCCGAAATCGCAGACGCTGAGGCGCGAGGTGATGACCCATATGCTGACAAGTCAGCCGATCAAGGCAGCAAGTCTGATGATGTCCAGACCGCCACTGCGGTGCACGACGACCCTGCTGCTGCTGTTGTGGATGCCCCCGCACAGGCAGATGCCTCAAATGACGGTGAAGATGTTGATGCCGAAGCGACAGAGGCCCCGGCAAAAAAACCGACAGCAGAAGTTGCCAGCGCGAAGCCTGTGTCAGATGTTGTGCAGCAACCTGCCCAGTTTGCTGCACGCATCCCCGATGACTATCAGGCCAAACGCCATGCGCTGATGACGCAGAAAGCGCAGGCCATGGCGGAACTGCTTGCCGGTGAAATGGAGGCAGATGCGTATGCGGCAATTGATGTTGAGGTGTCAGCAGGCCTTGAAGACCTGGCAGCCGAACGCATCAGAGCGGAAACGCTGATCGAGGCAAATGCGCAAAGCCAGCAGCGGTATCAGCAGGCCGAGCTGCAAAAGCTGGCGGCCAGGACGAAAGCAGAAATTGACTACGCCACCGACGCCAAGGCCTGCAAACAGTTCGACACGGCGTTGAAGGTTATCGCTTCTGATGACGACAACGCTGGCATGTCCTTCGCCGAAATGATCGACGCCGCGCATCGGTCAGTGGCATCTGTGCGCAATGTGACTGTCAAGTCACAAGCAGATAAAGACGCAACTGCCAAGCCAGCGCCGGAAAGAACACCGCCGAAACCGCCTGTAACACTCGCTGGTCTTCCCAGCGCTGCAACGCCCGGGTCAAAGTCGGCGTCTCAGGTGCTTGCTTCGCTATCCGGCGATGATTTTGAGCGTGCGTATGACGCGCTGTCGGCGGAGGAGCGCGCTCGTTTGCTGCGCTGATGCCATGCAAAACACAGCCGACAAGAAACTGACGGTGGACCTGAGAACGGGTCGAAAGATCACGCTCTCAATTCCAGTTCGGGGTTGCGTTGACTCCGAAGAAATATGCATAACCATTCTTCATGAGGCCAAAGCTGGCCGCTTGGCGCGACTCTCTGTAGTCGCCCCGGTGGCCGTAAAGATTGGCATTCCCTGATTGCGCAGGTTCCGCACTTGGCTCGCAGGAGTGAGCAACGCCATAAACCATAGGAGGTAACATGGCTGCTTCAACGACTCCGGTCCTTCCGACCGACCCAGGCGCTCGCAAGGCATGGTCTCACTATGTGGGCAAACAAGGTGCTGAGCGGCAATACTTCTCGCGCATGATGGGCGCTGAGGGGTCTAAATCTGTCATCGTCAAGCGCTCTGAGCTGCAAAAGGGTCAGGGCGACGAGATCACCACGCTGATCACGGCCAAGCTGCAAGGCGCGCCCCGCGTGGGCACCGAGCGCCTCGAAGGCACTGAAAAGCGTATCACGCAGTTCGATACGAAGATCAAGATCGGCTTGATCCGCGAGGGCGTGAACGTCGGCTCCATCATGGACGAACAGCGCACCGGTCAGCAGCTCGGGACGATTGGCCGTGAGGTGTTGTCAGACTGGCTGGCCGAGTACATGGAGCAGTTCATTCACTGTCACGCGGCTGGCGCGGTCGGTGAAGGCGCTTGCTTCACAAACGTCAAGGGTGCCGATGGACATTTCAAGAAGATCGAGATGCCTCTGATCGACATTGACTCCAAGCACCAGATGATCGGTCCTGCTGGCGTCACTGCCAAGGCCTCGCTGACAGATGCCAATGTGATGACGTTGACCACGCTCACCATTTCAGCTCGAAACAAGCTGACCAAGATGTACGGCGGCATCAACGGTGCGTCGAAGATCGAAAAAGCCAATGTCGGCGGGAAGAATGTGTACGTCGCGTGCTTGCCTGCCGAGGTGATGGCCGACTTGCGCAATGACGTTGGCGAAAACGGCTGGGTGGCATGGCAAAACGCGCTGGTTCGCAACATGGGTGCAAAGGCTGGCCCATTTGTGGACGGTGGCGGCATGTACGACAACTTGCTGGTGGACGAAACACCATGCGGCACGTATCTGACCGGGTACGGCTCAGGCGGTGCCGTGACGGCTGCGCGTTCGTTTGTGATGGGGGCTGGTGCGCTGGCCTTTGCTCAGGGCCGTAAAGGTCTGAGCGACGGCCTCTCCGTGCAGCTCGACGAGGATTCGGACGACCGTGGCCACGAGCGCGTGATCCACCTCAAGGCCATTTTCGACGCAACCCGCGTACATTACAACGGCATGGCCCACGCGATGATCGCCATCGACACCGGCTTCACTCGCGCACCTGGCGGCGACATCTGATAGCCACCCTTGAGCCGAGAGGCTTGAGGGGCTTCAACATTCAACAGGAGAAACCACATGGCTTTCCGTCAATCTTATGAAGCTGCTTCTGGCAGCGTGCGTGGTGCTGTCACAGGCAGCGAGCCCGTGATTGTGCTGGCTCACTACACCATTCCAGCTGGCGTGGCAGTGAACGACATCACTGAAATTTGCGCGATCCCGCACGGCTGCTACGTCACTGGTGCTGCCGTGTACCAAGATGGCCTGGGTGCGAGCTGCACGTGTGATGTGGGTGTGTTGTCTGGCGTGTACGCCAAGAACGATGACACGCGCACCATCGGGAATGAAATTTATTCAGCCCTTGCCGTTGCGACTGCTGGCACGTCTGTGCGCCCGACGAAAAACCTGATGGCCATCACCCCCAGCGAATCCGCCACTGGCGTGGGCATCAAGTTCACGGGCGCTAACCCCACGGCTGGCAAGAAAATCAGCATCGCGCTGACCTGCGCAAGCAAGTGATGGCACGCCCACGGAAGACATCTGCCGAACCGGCAAAGGAGATGACTTTGCAGGAGTACCCACGCCATGAGCGCGAGAACGCCTACAAGGTGCATGGCGCTGCCCTGCGTGAGCTGGGTCGCCGGTACGGCCTGGCGATGTCTTCCATGGAGCGCATGACAGATGACAAGCTGAGGCAGCAGATCAGCTTGGCTCAGAACAATGACATGCAGAGGGTGCTTGCGTGAACTGGGCTGATTTTGGACCTTATGTGATGCCTCATGTGATCGGCGTGCCATTGCCGATGCTTGAGCATCACGCCAGGATGGCTGCTATCGAGTTCTGCGAGCGCACGAAGTGTTGGGCTCGCAGACTTGACCCCATTATGACAACGGGGACGGTTGACATTGACCTGTTGCCAGATGTGTCAAGCGCGATGATTCTTGACGTTGAAGATGTGGCCGTGGATGGTGTCAAGTGGCCGGTTGTTTCAGCTGGCATCGGCATTGCAAAGTCACGCGAGACAACGAACGAGAAGTTTTGCTTCACCGAAGATTTGGCAGCGCTGCTGGTGTACCCGTTGCAGTCTGCTGGGGCTGCTGTTGTCGTGAGCGTGAGCATGGCACCCAAGCCTGATGCAGCCGATATGCATGCCGACATTGCACACTACGCATATCGCATGTCACACGGTGTGATTGCCAGCTTGATGCGCGTACCAGGGCAGTCATTCACATCTCCATTGGCGGATGTGCATGAATCCATGTTCAGAGAGAACATCAAAATTGAATCTGCCCGTCTGGCGCGAGGCAGTGTGGCCACTGGCGGAGGGCGCATCCAGCCGTCCTTTATTTGATCTGCGTTGACTCCGATTTTTTAGGCCGGAAGATTCGTCCATGCCGCCCATCTGCGGGCGCAGTTTGGAGGACGACATGGGTGATCGAATCGGTAACAACGTCACGAACCGGCAATTCAAGGACATGGGCAATGGTGCGCATGTGGAGGCTTCTGTGGATGTGGGTGGGCAAGCTGGCGTCACCGTCACCACCAACACATCATCTGTTTTAGCGCCTGCCGGTGGAAGTTTCACCGCAATTCAGGTGCTTGAAGATGCCACATTCAGCGCGTTCACCGAAACTGGCGCAACCGGCCAAGCCATGACCGGCTTTGTGGTGCCAGCTGGTATCACGCTGTTCGGGCGCATCACCGCCTACACGCTCACGAGCGGCAAGGTGCGGGCTTACGTATGACCAGCCTATCCCTCGCATTGCGCATGAACGCAGTGCGCAGCCTGTCACGCATCCAGCGCGCCATCAACATACTGATCACCGAGTCTGGTGATGAGCTTGCCACCGAAGCTGGCACATACATCACTCTGGAGTAATTCATGGCAAGTACAAAAATCTCAGCACTTCCCGCAGCAAGCACACTGACGGGCGCAGAAACAATCCCACTGGTTCAGGGTGGTGTGACAAAGAAAGTCACCACTGATCAGTTTTTGACCGCTGCCAACCCCAGCTACACAGGCA